CCAAGCCCGGCGGCATAGGCCTCATAGTTGCTGGCATAGGAGTTGCCAAGGCCAGCCAAGGCCTGCATGTAGCCGTTCTGTCCCTGGACGAAATTGCCGTAGTTCTTCTGCCGCTGATCGGCAAAGGCTGCGGGCTGTGCTGCCAGAACCTGCTGTGTCTTGTAGACCTCTGGGAGCGCCGCCGCCCCCACGCCGGCATTAACCGACCCCCAGGTCTTATCAAAGTTTCCAAAAGCAGCCATGGTGTTCTCCTACTTGTTATTGTCCTTCTGGGCAGCTTTCTTTCGCGCATTGGAAATTGCCCGTCGAACAAGCACTTTTGCGCCCATTCGGACGAAGGGAAGCCCCCTGGCATCGGCCTGTTCCTTCAGCCAATCCAAGATGGTTTCGATGTTTTCCGCACACCATCCGGGGGTTTCCGCTTCCCGGCGATCCATCTCTGCGGCACGGGCGTTACAAGAACAATTGGGGGTGGCGACAATTCCGATGTACTTCAGCAGGGCTTTGAGTTCCGTGCCTGGGCCAAAGTCAACGCGGACAGGTGTTTTGCGTGCCCGCAAATCCAGAAACCACTGGGGCACAATGTGTCGGTTTTCTGCAGGCGGGCCTTTACCCACAGCCAAAACAGTGACATCTCCAAAATCCCAATCATTAAGCACGCTCTCAATGGCGTTGCGATCCTCTAGAGAGGAATGCTGCAACAGCCACTGCACGGCCTCCTCCCGCCGCGCCCACCACTGCTCTCGCTGATCGGGAATTTGCAGTGCCGCAAGAAGACTAGACAGCGTGTCTGGTCGGCCAGTGCGCAGCCCACGTACGACCACCATAATCTTATATTCTAACTCTTCAGCTAGTCGGGTATACATATGCAACCTAGATCGCAGTCGGGCGTGGGGGCGAAACCGCTAGGGCAGCAGCAAGGTGCATCAGGACAGTCGCCACCTGTCTCTGTGGGATTGCACCGGCACGGGAATGTCTCGTAGCCGCACACTCCGCAGGTACCAGAACAGCACCGGCCGCCAACACATTTCTCATTGGCTGCGCAGCAAACGTCATTGCAGCACTGGCTGGCGCTGCATCGATTGACGCAAACGCCGTTCACGCAATCCTGGCATGCGCCGCACGGTGGGTCGCAGGGCGCCGGATCTGGGTCCGGCGGCGGGTCTGGGTCGGTGTTCGCCCTGCAGCTGCTGACGCACGCTTCCATCGACCTGAACCGCCGCCGCCCGTCTGAGCAGAACCCGGCATTCTCCTGATAGCACATGCCGCTCTGACTATCGCAGCAGTAAGACTGAACAGGCCCCGGGTCTTCTGGCGGCGGAGGGGGAGGGGGTGGTGGTGGTGGGCCAGAGCCATCTCCTGGGCAAGTGGTGGCGGCTCCTGCAAATTCACCGCCCCGGTACACGCAGTCGCATGGGTTGGTTTGGATGCAGGAGTAAACGCCGTCCGCGTTCAGCCAACAGGCACCGTCCCTGCAATCATTGTCTGATGACCAAGACAGGCCGCTGCATGCCTTGCAGTTGCACCGGGCCACTCCGGTTGTGCAGTCCGCGCGGTTGCAGCACCGGCCGGGATTAGTACACGTCATGGGGCCAAGTAGTCGATGGCGTCGGTCGGAGCGTCGGTGGCCAGATCAACAGACAGCGTCAAATCCTGCTCCCAGAGTTTGATAGTGCAGTCATCGTTCACCGTCGCCTTAAACACATACGGGAGGGTCAGGGATCCCTGAACGTCCACTCGCGTCACAAATTTCTTGCGGGCGCGCCGCCCCTGGGCTCCCTGCCGAGACAGGCGCATGTCGTAGAAGTTGGATTCGTAGTTTTCCGTGTATTCGCCAACTTGGCTCGGAGAGAAGAACGGCGAGGGCAGGGGGGCGTTGTTGATTGTGGTGGCGTTGATGTTCTGCGCCGTCACGTTGTTGGTGGTCAGGTTCTGGTAGGTGGCGTTGTTAGCGGAGGTGTTGTCGAAAAAGCTGTTCCCGCCCACGTTGAAGGTCGGCCCGCCGTAGTAGCTGTTGGCCGCAAACTCTTGGCTCGTCGGAAAGGAGAACTGCGCGCCGTTGTAGTTGGTGCTGTACCAGTCCCCGTTGGTGTAGCCGCCGATGTTGGGGGCTTCGTAGTAATACTGAGACGAGTTCTGCGGGAACACGTACTGGTATTGCTGGGGGTTCCACGTTCCTCCGACAGCCACCCCGTTGTTGTTGGGTGGCTGTGGCGCAGACAGCGTGACCGGCCCGCGGTGCGTGAGCGGTTGCTGGCAATTGCCCAGCGCCTGAACGACGGCTTGCGCCGCCACGGCCGGCAGGACTCCGCTGAGAGCGTTGAACAGTGATGGAGCGGATTGTGTGTACATCAGCTGACGCCTTCGATGGTGAGTCCGTACAACCGAACAACGTCACCGGCCACCGTGCTTGCCTGCGTGCCGGCGACAGCCACCGCCACATGCCGGTCGCCGCCGACACTGCGCTCGTCCCTGTGGCCTGAGAAGTACGCTTTTGCAAACCCGTTGGACGGACCAAGAGACGAGCGCGCAGATCGGAGATCCAGCACTGCGGCCGTGGAGCCTGCCGCGGAAGCAAACCCACCCCGGTCTGTGGAGATTGCTGCTGGGCGCGGGGAAGGGGAGTTGTTGTAGTGCAGTCGCACTTGCATCTGCGAGCTATTGACGGTCGGGCTGTACAGGACGCCAATCGACCTGCTGCCGCCGTCCGTTTGCGCTTCGCCCAGAGGCATGTTGCCAGTGCGGAACTCATACGGGATCGGGGTGCCTTGGAGGTCGGTGTAGCCGCCGCTGTAGGCAAATGCCCCAGAGCCAGTTCCCCACAGGGTGTCCTGCCGACCAGCGATCACTCCTTCTGTGGAGGCCGTGACGGCCGTCGCGAACACCTCTTCCCACCATGTCTTGGTAGCTATGCAATAGCAGAGGGCGCGCGTGGGAAGGGACTCGCCGGTCCTGCAGTAGAAAAACCGAATCACCTGGGCGCCATGATCGGCGCGGACGTGAAAGGCTGCGGAAGCCTGGAAGTTTATGACGCGCTCTCGCCAGTAGTTGTCCACCGGGATCGATACCGGCTCCGCCTGCTGGCCGTCGAATGCGTAGAGTCCATAGCTATCTACGATGTATGCGATTCCGCCCAGAACGTCCCAGCAATTCTGACTGAGTATGCCGCGATAGGCCACCAGCGTTATAGACGCATCAAGCACCGGCTGGGCCACGTACTGCAGGCGATACAAGTGGCGAGACTGGCACACCGCAAGCAGCGACCCCAGTGGGACTAGGGCTACGATTGCATCGGGGTCCGCCACACTCTCCTGCAGGACAAGCTCGTTGCTTTCCGGCACGGATTCCGGCTCGTCAACCTCACTGTACAGGAGCGAGTTGGGCCTGTCCCCGGAGGTGTCCACGGCATACCACGCCCGATCTTGGAACATGGTGGCCACGCCGTAGTTCCCGGGAGGCGCCTGGAATCGGCGGGCGTTAATCTGTCCGTTTGGCAGCGTGACAGGCATGAGCCCGTACTGCTCGCGATCAGTGTCGCGCAAATCATCGTCCGACAACGTGTCTGTGTACGAACCAAAAAAGCTGGGGGAGGAGCGCTGGATGGTCGCCACGCGGAATAGCACCACGGACTGATCGGCGGTGGTGCGCCATAGTTCCATGGCGGTGACGCGATCCTCCAGGCCACTGTGGGTGAATGCCCACGTCAACGATCCAGAGCCATTGGGGATGTCCACTTCCTCTAGATCGGAAATGGAAGACGGTATTGGGCCACCGCGACTTTCAGGCGTGGAGTCTAGATAGCGAATGCAGCACTTGTACGTGCCGCTCATGGGCGCGGTGAGTGTGGCAGTGGCCTTGGCGGTGGAGTCAATGACAAAGGCAGAGGGAATGGCTGAATACTGACCACCGGCATACACGGTCGCAGCAGTGAGGCTTCCGCCGCTAATGACTGCCGTAGCAGCGGCGCCGCCACCAACCGGATCTTCCGGTGCGGCGCGGAACGTAATGACCGGAGCCGACCGATAGCCAGTCCCCCCGGCGCTCACGGTCAGCGCGCTGACGCGGTACACCATATCCACCGACACTTGCGCGCCCGTGCCCCCGCCGACCAGCATGGCCGTCACGCCGCTGGTGGTTGCGCCGGTCCCAGCAGACAGGAGGCGAAGGGCCGTCACCTTGCCGCCCGCCACCGTCACGCTCGCCGCAGCGCGAGTCAGGCCCTGCGCCGTGGAGAAGACGAGGTCTGGCGCGGCTGTGTACCCCGTGCCTTGGGAGGCGATCGAAAGGGAATCAACTTGGCCAACGACGCCAACAGACAGCGTAGCCCCGCCCGCCAAGCCGCCGGACAGAGTGACCGTAGGAGTGTCTTGGTATCCCGCCCCGCCATCGGTGACATCAACGCGCGTCACGCGACCGTTTGTCAGCGTGGCCTTTGCGACCGCATCGCGACCAGGCGTGCCGCCAGAGAACACCACGGACGGCACGTTGTTGTAGCCCGCCCCGGCATTCACTAGCTGGACGGCGCTGACATACCGATTGCCGGCGGACGAACTCGCCGTTACGGCAGGCGCGGTGGCTGGCTTGGAAATGCCAATGACTTCGACTGTGGCGCTGTCGCCCGTCCACCGCAGACCGCGGCCCATGCCGTCCACACCGTACATGTCATTACCACGCCCCTTAAAGAAGCATGTCGGACGCAACGGGCCGGTGTACGCAAACGCCGTGGCTGCAGCCCCCGAGCCGCTGCCGCCGGAAAACTGGATCTGCGGAGAGCCCGTGTAGCCAGTCCCGCCAGCGGTCAGAACGACAGACTCCACGGCCGTCCCTGCCATGTGCGCCACCGCGGCGGCGCCCGTGCCACCGCCGCCGATCACCGCTACCGTTGGAGGCGATGCGTAGCCCGAGCCACCCGTCAGCACAGACACGGTGACCACAGAGCCAGATTGACGAGTCGCGATGATGGACATTATGGATGCCAGAAGGGGAGCGTTGGCGCTTGGAGACGATCCAGATATCGCCCCCACGCCGTAATTCGCAGGGATTCGACGTTGGGGGTTATGTACACGTAATCGCCGTCTGGAAGCGCAAACCCCGCTGTCGTAGTGCTGGTGGTTGTTGAGGAGCGACTGCCATGACCGTTGATAAACAACGCCCACCCGCTATTTGTAAACTCAAAAGAAAAGTGAACCCATTGGCCTGCGAGAGATGACACTGTCGCCAAGGTGCTTGTACTTTGACCAGACCCCTGCACGCGAGTCAAAGACACTACGGCCGCGCCGTTGGTGAAGGCCACGTCCAGTCTCGCGGAATGAGTAACGGTGCCCGTGGTGGTGATAATGTTTTGCCCAGCCTGCAAGACCGGATCGGTAAGTGTCACCCCCGCGGCCGGCATCTTCATCCACCATTCGGTGCAGTTAGCCGGTTGCCACGTTTGCGATTCGATGTCGCTTGGCTTGGCTAGGTTGTAGGACACAAAGTTGCCGGACACATTCGCTGCTACTAAGGGTCCAAACCGTCCGGTGCCGTTCGCACTGGAGCTAGTGGCCTGCTGAGACGCTGTCATGGTGGCTTGCGATCTCACAAACCGCTGGCCGGTATTCGCATCCCACAGAAAGGATACGCGATCCCACAGTGGGTCACTGTTTGCCGGCGATGTGATTGGTGAGGTGACTACATATTGAGATCCGCTTACAGCCACGCCGGAACTGCTCGCCACTCGCGAGCGAATAACAAACGGCGACGACGGGACTGGCGCTATCCAGTATTTGCTACGGCCGCTCCCGCGGTACGGATCACTGATGACGCCGGAGGTTACAGTGGGGTACGCAGCCACTGACGCCGCGCGCTGGGTCACGGCCGTCCACGTTGACCCTTCATCTGTGCTGTAGTCGCATGCGAGCGTGGAGGTGTCGGCAATACACCCGCGAGCCGGCCACAAGACATCCAAGACGCAGGCGCCGCCGGCGAATCCAACTGTCGTGGTGTGGTCGCTAGCCACCGGCCCGTCCGACACGGACACGGTGTTGGAAGCGCCATAGTCGCCAGCGCCTGCCAAGTTAGAAAGCGCCAAGTTGTAACGTGCGAACGCACCATCGGCCGTGCAGCATGGCACCACAGCGGTGCGCGCAGCAAGATCCACAGAGGCGTTCAGCACTGCGCCATCAAGGGTGTTGCCGCTGACAGTCGATGAAGTAGCTCCACGCTGTTCGTACAGCTTGTAGCCGGTAATAGCTGCGCCGTTTTCGGCAACGGCGGGCCATGTAAGGGTGACATAGCCCGCGGCGGCAGTGGCGGTGATCGTTGGAATTCCGGGCGCCTGCGCGATACGAACGACAAGTGGCGTTGTGGTGGGGGGCCCGGCCCCAACGGTCGATACCGCATAGACGCGATAGTAGTAGGTGGTCAGCGCCTGAATGCCCGCGAACGTAGCAGTGGTGGAAGAACTGGCAGAGTCCGCAAGCACTGTCCAGGGCCCGCTGGATGCCGTGCTGGTCTGAATCACATAGTCGGTAATGATCGATCCATACGCATTCGGGGCAGTCCAAGAAAGCGTGAGCGTAGTGTCGGTGGTGGCGTTGTTGGCAAACCTGCTGGTCATCGTCAGGCCACTGACCGCCACGGGAACCTGACCAACCACTACGCTGGCGGACTCCGCGCTGTAGGCTCCGGTTCCGGCTGCGTTGACAGCGGCCACGCGGAAGAAGTACGTGAACCCGTTGGTGAGGCCCGAGACCGTATACTCCAGCACCGCATCCACCGTCCCATAGGTAGTCCATGTGGTGGTTGTGCTGCGGCGATACTGAAGCACGTAGCCGGTGATCGGCGTGCCGCCCGTGGACGTGGGTTGCGTCCAACTGGCGAACATCTGAGTGTTGCCGCCGCTGATCGCAGCGTTGGTCGGCGCACCCGGAGGCCCGATGGGAATAAATGCGGAGCTAGGAGTGCTGTAGTTTCCCGTGCCTACCGCACTCACGGCCGCGACCCGGAACGTGTAAGAAATTCCATTGGTCAGTCCGGCGACAGTTGTCTGCAGGACGGTAGACGTGCCATCAGAAACGGTTGTCCAAGACGTGCCGTCCGTGGAATACTGAATCAGATAGTCTGTGATGACGCTTCCGCCCGAATCGGTCGGCGCCGACCAGCGCACTGTCACAGAGCCGTTGCCTACTGTGCCGGCGACATTGGTTGGGGCCAAAGGAACCGTCTGCGGCGTCACTGAGGACGAAGTCACATACGCGCTGGCACCCTCTGAGTTGACGGTGGCAACGCGATAGGTGTAAGCGGTCCCATTGGTCAGGCCGGTAGCGGTGTAGGACGTTGCAGTGCTAGCGCTCTTGGTGACGGTAGAATATGCCCCGCCAGCCACAGACACTTGGATCTGATAGTCGGTGATTGCCGCCCCGCCGTTGCTGGCTGGGGCGGTCCATGACAGGGCGATCTGAGAATTCCCGGGCGTGGCCGTCAGGCCGGTGGGGGCTCCCGGGAGTGTTCTTGGGGTCACATTGCCTGTGGAAGCGGAGTATGGTCCCGCCCCCACGGAGTTGACTGCCGACACACGGAACTGATAGGCCGTGCCGTTGGTCAGCTGCGTGACAAAGTAGGAGGTGTCTGTGTTTGTGCCGTCCGACAGCGTAGACCACGTCGCCCCTGAATCCGTAGATCGCTGAATGACATAGTCTGTGATTCCGCCGACGTTGTTGGCAGAGGGTGCCTGCCACTGCAATGTCACCTGCGCGTTGCCGTGGGTCGCGGTCAGGCTGGCCACTTGGTCGGGCACGCCAATGGGATACACAGGGGTCATGTATGTGGCGTAGTCGCTCGTCCCAACTGCGTTGCGAGCCGCCACGCGAAACACGTATGCCTGACCGTTCGTTAAGCCCGTAACGGTGGCGGAGGTGCTAGTGGAGGTGCCGTCCGCAAAGACCGTCCACGCCTGACCGGCATTGGCGCTGTACTCAACCGCATAGTCGGTGAGGACTGATCCGCCATTGTTGGTGGGCGCAGACCATGTCAGCGAAGCACCGGAGTTGGCAGCGGTCGCCAAGAGATTGGTCGGTGATGCCGGCGCACCAACCGGAGTGGCTGACGCAGATGCCGCGCTGTAGGGCCCAATTCCGTAGTTGTTCGTCGCCGCCACGCGGAACACATATGCCTGACCGTTCGTCAGGCCAGCAGCAGTGGCAGCACTGGCAGTGGCGGAGAGCGCGTAGCTCCACACGGTCCCGCCGTCCAGCGACACCTGCACAGTGTAGCCCGTGATGTCGCTGCCCCCAGTGACGGCCGGCGGATCCCAGTCCAGGGCCACGGACGAGGTCTGAGGAACCGCCGTCACGTTGAGCGGCGCGCTGGGGACGCCGGTCAGCGATGGTGCGCCGTCCGAAGCCGTAGACCTTCCAGAGAAGATAGTGCCTACAGCGTCTTGGTAGACAATCACGCTGCCGCCCGCATGCTGAAAAGAAAACGACGCCACCACAGGACGAGTGGCAGACACCGTGCTAGACAGCGTGTACGCCTGCATGCCAGGGCGCACGCTCAGCTGGCCGGGAGACAGGCACTGCACGTTGACTTGCGTGACGGCTGCGCCGGGAGGCAGTGAGTACGGAGACGCATTGGTGACCAGCCCAGCGAATTTTTCGATGTTGATCACGGGTTGCCACCGTCGAAGTTGTCGGACTGCAAGGGTGTCCGCCATGCCATGGCGTCAAAGATGACTCGCTGCGGTTGCTGGAATGGCGTCAGCGCGTCCGACTCCATGGCCAGACGAAGGTCGCGCTGGTACATGGCGAAGGCGTTGTCAGGCTTGGCGTTCCGCGTGCGAGCCAGCCAGTACGCTGAGCAGGACAGGAACCCGTTGTGCATTCCGGTGGGCATGTCCACTATGTCGGTAATGAGGTACTTAACCCCCGTGGCCGTGAGGGGCGTGGCCAGAGTGCAAGACGTGGCGCTAGACACAGCCGCAATGACGGCCTCTCCTTGGTAGGGCGCCATGGAGCCGTCGCTTCCAGGGAAGTCCGCGGACGTTCCCAGGCGAAGCACAGACCCCACCATAGCCGCCGAGAACGCCGTGCCAGTTCCCGTGACCTCCACCCCAGACACAGTGACAGTGCCTTGCCGCGAACTAGCCTCATGCCCAGAGATCCTCAACCGCCGCGGAAGGCGCCGGTAGGTGAAGTCCAGATTAGAGTTTGCCACCGGATAGCCGATGACCTTAATCGCCCACCCCGTTCCCTGCGGATCCTTGATCACCGTCCACGCATGAGGAGGGCCCGCGAGGTTGTTCGCATTCTCCAGCTTCATCGCTTGGTCGGCCGACACGTAGATGAATCGCGTCCATGCCACATGGTCAATGGGCGAATCCAAGGACCGGAAATCCGACGGCAGTGGGAAGGTGTCCTGGTACAGCGTTGCCGCGGTCGGGCTTACCAGATCGCTAGATGGCGTGAGGATCGGGTCGCACAGCAGGCGGGTGCTGCTTACGCGGGTGGCAATCTTGGCGACCGTGTTGTTGAGGCGCATGCGACACAACACCGAATTATTCGGAAATGCGTCACCAGATGCCAAGTCAAAGAACCTTGTGTTCTGGCTGTAGGTGACGGTTCCATTCCAGTTGATGGAGAACTTGATGCGCCCGTGGGTCTGGTAGTAGTTCCAGTCACGGAGCGTGGAGATTTCGCTATACGCTCGCTGGATGGACGTGCGAATGTCGGCCTGCTCTGCGTCCTGCGGACCACCAAAGCTGCTGGTGATCAAATGCTCAACGGCGTCGAAGTAGGTCAGCATGTTTCACCCGTGTGTTGATAATCGCTCGTTCATGCCACCTCCACCCACGCCAGCGTCGGCTCATCCCAGCGATACAGCTTGTCATCGGCCGGCATCGGTGTCGGCGGTTGCCAGTCATGGCTGGCATCTAGCGTCCATGAGGGGAATGGCTGCGGCGAGATAAACACGTCCGCGTCCGCGTCGTAGCGGTAGCCGATGCCAGCGAATCGCCTGCGGATGCTGTTGTTGTAGCTCGTCTGCACCCAGCGACCACCCAGCAGGCTCTCGCAGAACGCGATGCCCTTGGCTTCGCTCTCAACGCCGTTGTCGATCAACTCGGCGTTGGCGACGACGATGACCTGAGTAACGACGTTGCTTTCGTTTAGCTGTGCGAAGTGTGCCATCAGAACGTGATGCTCCCGGTGCCAGTGAACGTGTAGATGACGCTGCCGCCGCTGTTGGTTACCACGGGGCTTCCAGTTGTCGCAGTTGCAGCGGACTGCGACTTGATGATCACCACGCCGCTGCCGCCAGCAGCGCCGGAGTCGCCGCCTGCGCCCTGCCCAGAGTTTGCCGTGCCAGCAGCCCCAACCGAGTTAGCGCCGTTAACTGGCGTGACCTGATCCGCCCCCACCGAGATGCCAGCACCGCCGCCGGAAAAATACCGCGTGCCAGAGTAGAGGACGCCGACGCTAGCCGCTGCCGCGAGCGTGCTGTACGAGCCAACACCGTCGCCGCCAGCGCCAGCGGTGCCGCCGGATGCGTTTCCGCCAGCACTCGCCGCACCACCGCCGCCGCCAGAGCCACCAGAGCCGAACGGCCCCGTACCGTTGCCACCGCTAAATCCTTGACCGCTTGTCCCGCTGCCGCCATACGATCTCTGGTCCGTGGTAAATCCGCAGCCGCCGCCGCCGCAGCCTCCGTCTTTGCCGAAGTAGTTACCTCCAAACGATCCGCCGCCACCACCGCCAACGGCAGCGGCCAGAAGGCTGGCGAACGAGGAGTTTGTGCCGCTTGTGCCGGGAGAGTTTGAGCCAACGCTCGCGCCACCGCCGCCCACGGTCACGGTGTACTGCACGCCCGAGGTGAATGCCACTTGCGACGAGTAGACCACACCGCCGCCACCGCCAGCGCCACCGACAGACGTGCCAGACCCGCCGCCGCCAGCCACGACGAGAACCTCCAGAACGCTACCAGGCATGACGGAACTACTCGCCGCCGAATACGCCCCCGTGCCCACGCCATTCACCGCTGCCACGCGAAAGGTGTACGCGGTGCCGTTGGTCAGGCCGGTGACAGCGGCGGAGGTAGCCGTTGACGTGCCATCCGAGACCGTAGTCCACGTTGAGCCGCTGTTGCTGCTGTATTGCAAGACGTAATCTAAGACGGGAGCCTGTGCGATCACACCAGTGGGAGCCGTCCATGACAGCAATGCTTGACCATTCCCCGCTGTGGCTGTGACGCCGGTTGGCGCGGGCGGGACAAACAACGCACGCAGCACAGCGTCAGCCCCGCCAGTCGCGGACAAGACGCCGTCAGCGATTGACAGGCCCGAGCCGACCTTCACTCCGCCTAGCGTTGACTCCGAAGCAGTCGGCAGCTGGAACGAGCCGCCAAATTCCCTAATGGTCCCTGCGGAGTCCTTGTAGTACAGCTTGCCACCAGACGAGTGATAGTTGAGTGCAACTTCCCCAAGTTCCAAGGCCGTTGGCGCGGCACCCTGGACGGCAGATCGCTTTAGTTTGATGATGTCGCTCATGCGTACACGCCCCCATCCAAGGTTCTGCCGTCAGCCACTACCGAAAGAACACCGTCTGGCGCGGTCAACCCAGAGCCGACCTTAATCCCGCCGAGAACGCTGGAGGTCGCGGTTGGGATGGCCCCCCCACCCGCCAAAGCCGCCACGCCACCCGCAGCCGTCCGGTAGAACAGGCGACCGTCCGCCTGGTTCACGGCCACCTCCCCGTCCTCCAGCGAGGCGGGAACGGCGTTTGCGGTATTGCTACGTTTCAGTCGGGGGGGCGGCATGAAAGTCCTGCGAAATGGGCCTAAAGACTATTGTCCCTCAACCCATGTCCCCGTCGCCTCGTTGAGCGTCCAGCCATCGCCGGGGCATGGCGGAATGAACGCATCAAGGTCATCACTGTAGGAGTAGCCGATGCCTGCGTAGTTCAAACGAAACGGCACGCCACCGTTGAGATGCACACCGCCGCGAGTGTGGTAGCTCGTCCGCAAGCACCGCTGCCCCCGCACGGCTGCGTAGAACGTCTCCCAATCGCCAGTAGTCTCGTCGTTGCCGACGATCACCTCACAGACGATGGACTGCTCATCAATGAAGGCGTAATGCGCCATGATTAACTCCAAGTGACGGTGCCGGTGCCTGCGGTGATGGTCAGCACCGCGTCTGTGCCAACTGTGGTGCGCGTGGCAGTCAATCCAGCCGAGAGCGTGGCGACTGCCTGCGAGGCGTTCCATCGCAGGATGACGACACCGCTGCCGCCGTTTCCGCCATTGCTGGACGCGGTTCCATTGCAAGCTGCACCGCCGCCGCCGCCGCCAGTACCCGCCGCGCCAGCCGTCCCTGCGACAGCAAGGTCAGAGGAACCTGCGCCGCCGCCTGTCAGCCCGCCTGAGCCAGCCGTCGATGTGCCAACGTATCCACCGCCGCCACCACCGGCCCCGTAGAAAATGGTTGTGCCGGTGATCGCGGACGATCTGCCGATTCCACCGTTACCAGACGCCGACGCCGTGGAGTCTGCACCGGCGGCACCCGCACCGCCGCCACCACCGGAAGAGGTTGCAGCACTGACGCCCTGACCTCCGGTGTTGCCTTGGAGCGAGATCAATGACGACATCCGAGTAAGGAAGGAATTGCCAGCACCAGAAGCACCAGTGGCGCCGATAGATCCACCCGTGTTTGAACCGCTGCCACCGAGCGCAACGATTGAGCCAAACACTGATAGTCCGCCGTTGGCCCCTGCGTTGTTCGCGGCTGTGGCACCTGCTCCACCTGCACCGATCTGTACAGAGTAGTTCGTCATAAGCGTGATGCCGATGCTTTGCTCAACAAAGCCGCCACCACCGCCGCCGCCGGCAGCCCTATCGTTGCGCCTAGCCGCACCGCCACCACCAGCGACGATAAGTGCCTGCACGGCCAGCAACTTCCTCGCATCGGCAGTGCCACTAAACGGCCCCTGTACGGGCGTGACGATCTGCCCGCCTAGTCCGTAGATTCCTTGGTTCACAGGTCGGCCCCTAGGGCCGTGACGTGCGTGGTCTGTGCCACGGATGTTGTCACGCGGATCGACCAAGACGCGGACGGCAGAATCAGGTTGTTGTAGCTAGTGCTGACGCGGGTCTGCTGCACAGTGCTAGAGCCGGTCGCAGCCGCCACAGTGATTTCGTCAAAGTGCCAGTACGTTGTGCCGTCGTACAGAAACACGCGGACGATAGCCGCCGCGCTCGTCGCTGCCAGCTTCACAACGATTTCAGCAATGCGGGTGCCAGTGCTTGCACCCGTGATGAGCGTGCCTACGTTCGTCGGTGCGGTGTAGCTAGATTCCGCCGTGGCGATGCTGACTGCACCGATGCGGGGCGTGACTGCGAATACTGGATCGGCTGCCATGAGATGCTCCTATCGAAAGTTTGCCCACAAATAAAGTCTGGTCGCCGCGTGCTTGTGAGTCGTTGCCGCTGCGCCGATGGACGCTGGCGTGATAACATCCGATCCGCCCGTGGCGTGGGTGCTGGCGTGGTTTGAGACATTGGCGACCAAATCCCAAGTGCCGTAGCTTGTCCACTGGTACAGCCTTCCGCCTTCGGTGGCCTGTTGTCCAACGGTCGGAGATGAAGGAAAGCTCATGTGTATGTGCCCCCGTCCATGCCGGCGGCAATGCCGCCAATTGTTCCGATCTCCGCATACACCGAGTCAGCAGACACCCAGCGGTACAGGCGTGACCGGCCCGCATCCAGATACAGAGTCGATGACGAGCCCGTCGCCGGGAAGCCGGTCGCGCTGGAGTAGGCCGCGAGCCCGCTGCCGCCGCCGCCTACTTCCACCATGCTGCCCGATGCGTTCTTGATCCATAGCTTGCCGGCAGAGGAGTCCCACGCCGGTTCGCTGGTGGCAAAGTCCGCCGCCACCGGGGAGGCCGAGCCAGTGCGAATGGTGATCTTGTTGCCGCGAGGCATCAGTAGGTTCCGCCGTCGATGTCGGAGCTAGGTGCCAAATAATCCGTGCCCGCCACAGCTGCGGAGTACGCTGAGCCGTTGCCTTTCAGGAGCCCTGAAACGGCCGAAGTCAGGCCCGTGCCACCGTAGCCCACAGCAACAGACGTGCCCTGCCATGTGCCGCTGCTGATGGTTCCAACGCTTGTCAGGCTGGACCCGGTGACGCCAGAGCCGAGCGTGGTTGCAGAGAGAACAGCGGATCCGTTGATCTCATACACCTTGCCGGTCAGGAGGTTGAAGTCCTGGTTGCTCGTCCAAGCTCCGGTTGCGCTGACCCAACTCAGCGTCTTGTCGCTGTTGCCTTTGAGCGTGATGCCGCCGCCGTCTGAGGTGGCGTCCGAAGGAGATGCGGTATCGCCAAGGATGACGTTGATGTCATCGACGCTAACCGTGGTGCTGTTGATGGTGGTGGTCGTACCGTTGACCGTCAGGTTGCCGCCTACCACCACGTTGCCAGAGAACGATGCCCCAGACAGAAGCGCATAGTTTGCCAGCTGCGAACTGACGTTGACATTTGACACGGCCGAGTCAACGTACGAAGTCGTTGCGTACGCGCCACTGCCGCCGACGGCGATGATGCTCGTCGCCGTTCCGCCGGCGCCGCCCGTGCCCGTGCCGTAATACAAAATATTCGTCTGCTCATTGTAGGCCAATTCTGCGTTGGCCAGGCTACTGGGAGCCCCAGCGCCACCGCCACTTGCCCGTCGCTTAATGCGTACTGTTGCCATCAGAAGTTACCCCCGTCTAACAGTTGCGTTTCCGCGTAATTGCGCCACTTGCCGTTTGACCAGCGCAACACATCGCCAGTCTTGATGTCCGTTACTTCCACGTCGCTGGACGATGGGAGCGAGAATCTCAGAGCGTTGAGTAGGTACGGCAAGTCGGCCCACCTCGTCACGCCGTCGCCAATTTTGATGGCACCAGAACCAAAGGCCGGGTCCGTGTAACTGAAAGTGTCCGTGGACGAGGGGTCACTAAGCGGCACATCCCGCTCATACCCCATCTCGCCGGCCGCAAGGATCGGGTTGGTTGCAGCCCACTCTGCGGCTGTACCGCGCCGGAACTGAACGAGCCTGTAGCTCACACGCCCCTCCCCTTGGCACGGTAGGCATGCTTCTCAATCACCTTCTCGCGCAGGTCACTCGTCTTTGCGGACGGGTTCTGCCGCTTGGCCTTGGCCACTTCCTCGCGGACAATCTTTTCACTGATGAGCTTGCGCTTCGGATCCGCCGGGCCCGGGTCATAGTTCACCGTGCCGGTCACAGACAGGCGGCGCTTGTGGGCGACCTTCAGGATGTCATCGTTGTTCGACACCCACGCCTCTGGATCTCTCCAGCCGCGGTTATCTGCCAGCCCGCCAACGTAATGCTTGCCAGAGATGTTGATGCCGGCCTTCTTGGTTTCAGCCGCCACGTACTTGGCTTGGCGAGGAGGCATGTCATCCAGCTGCTGGTTGTTCATGCGGCGCTCCATGAACGCCCGGTCGGTGCCAGACGTTCCAGGTGGAGTTTGCGTGGCGACCATCGCAGCCCACTTCTCGCCATAGGGTAGGGCGCGCTTGTAGGCGGCAATAGCGTCAGCGCCGGCGCGCTTCACGTCAGCTGGGATTTCCATTGGGCGGTCCTTCGGGGGGAGGGGCGTCCTGCGGAGGGGCAGGAGGCGGCGGCGGCGGAACCATGTATCGGGACACGTCCACGTTCATCGCCTTGCCCCAATCCTCCAGCAGGGCGTTGAACAGTTCTGGCCGTCCGGCCTGCAGCAGGCCCTGACTGATCGGAGCCAGGATCTGCATCGCATTGGTAATGTTCTCAATGCGCGTGGCGTTGTTGGGCTTCTTCACCGACCCAGCTTCAACGCGGTACGAATACTCGCGCACCACGGAATCCGGGTCTTCGCCCTGTACGTGCATCTGCCACGCCTGTGCAGCCATCGGGCCCAAGAGCGGCGCAACGTCCTGCGGGCCAATCAACCACCGGGCCAGAAGAGCTTCCTTGCGGGCCACCAGCGACAGAGCGTCTTCCAGAATATTTGCATAATCGTCTGGCCTGACCGAAATTTGCTCTGCCTTCACCTGCGCTTCTGCGGCTGACCGGAACTGATTCCTGGTCATGCCGTAAATGAGTTCTGTCAAACCCACTCGCCGGTCGAACAGCGCGGTGACCTCCGAGATGATCTGGTACATGTCCGATGTGACACCCGGCATCTGGAAGACCGAGATCACATCGTTGACAGAACGGCCGATGGCTTCGGAGATTTCTACGATCTTAAAGCCGCCCTCGTCCTTCTCCAGAATCTTGGCTTTCAGATCGGGGTCGGCCGACTTTGCTACACCGATCAGCACCTGCGCGCTGGTGGCGATGCGCGTGGCCAGGAAGCTCATCGCCCAGTTAATGAACCGAAGCTCACCGATGCCGGGACGAATGATGGAGATCGGCCAGCTGTAGCCGGGCTTGCCGTGCCACGTAAGCAACGTGAATGGCCAGCCGCCCGGTTCTGCCCAGAACGGGATCGGCCACTGCGCCGCCATGAACATCGACTGGGGGACACCCGTCTCGTCCACTTCTTCCTGCAGCATGGCTTCCGGCATGTTCAGCGGGAAGTCAACACCTTCCGCCACAACGATGTAGCAGTTGGGTCCAAAGGCGTCGAACTTGCCGCGGAGGTCTTGGTCCGAGTTCTTCAGCCGGTCACCGAACCCGGTCTTGGAGTAGATTTCCCAGTAGACGATGAGGTCGTTCGTCTTCCCCATCTTCTTCTTGTATTCAAAGCCACGCTCGTTGTTGTCGCCCCTAGACGAGTAGCTTTCGATGTGCCCCTTCAGATCCTCGCGGGACAGGCCGAACTTTTCAGCCACCTCGTCCAACGGCTGGACCCGTTTGCGCGCGGCCCAGCGGATGTCCTCAAACTCATCGGCATCGGGATCCCACACCAAGTTGTCGATGGTGTCGTAGAAACTGCCGGCCATCTTCACCTGCGAGCCAGGCGGAGAATAAAGCTCATGCCACCACACACCCGCACCCTTGATGAACGCTTCCTCAACCACCTTCCGAGAATGCTTCTTTAGGTCTAGCTCGTTGGGGGTGTAGTTGAGGTAGTCTTCCAAGAGGCTGGACACCAGCTTCCGGCGCTCCAGCATCATCTGCTGGTTTTGCAGGCCCTGCTGGTACGCCATCATCCCGGGGTCCGGCATCATCACCGGCTGACCATCGGGGCCAATGATGGGCTGGCCGTCAGGCCCCATGGCTGGGATGGGGGGCTGGGGCTGGATGCCAAGGAGTGCTGCCCCGATGATCGGGTACTCTTTGGGAGTCACCGAGCGATTGGGATTCCGATGGTGGATCACCGCGGTAAAGAGGCGGACGGCCTCCCACACGCGGTTGACCTGCATGCGGAACGCCGGGGGCGTCATACCCTTGTTGTAACCCCTCTCCCCGCGGGCGTACCCGTCCTTCCACATGAAGTCCGGGTCGCCCGCAAAGAAGTTCATCGCCTCATCTGCGTCCTCGGAAAAGGGGCGCTTGTGGGCCTGCGCTTGCTTAATGCACTCAAGCCAGCGGGCGACTATCGGACGCAGGGGTTTTTCCATGAAAGGCTCCTATTAGCAAGTGTCCTTACTTGCCTTTTCGGGCTTCCAACTCCGCGACTTTCCGTTCCAGAAGCGCCACTTTCTCGGACAGAATGGCGTTCTTCTGGGGCTTGTGTTCCCAGAATCCGTATTCCTTCCAGGCCGGGAATTCATTCACGCCGGGGTCGGTGACATGGTGGACCGAATGCTTCTCAGTCCCGCCGTACCCGGGGGCCAGAGCCCACAGCGTCAGGGTGCGCTGGCTAGCCCTGGTCACCATGGCCGGGACGGGATCGGCACCTTCATGGGCACGGAAGAACACCCAGTCGCCAAGCTCTGCGGTCGGCATTGAATAATCGCTCATCTTCGTCTACTCCCCATTGGCCCGAGAATCACGCAGTTGTCTTCGGACCCCTGCTGCCTGCGGCGTTTCTCCGCGAGGTACTTCACCCACCAAGGATCGGGACCATAGGTCTTGGGGGGTGCGTGGTATTTTGGTTCGTACGCGCAG